TACACCTCCATATAATATACATTTGCTAATAGTAGCTCTATATTAAATATACGCTCTATTATTGAGCTGCTAGCATTTCCCTCTTTTACTTCTTCTCTCAGCTCTCTTAGTTCCTCTTGTAGTTTCATTACTTCATACACTACTTACACCTCCTACTCATCAAACTTAAACCAGCCAGTAGGTACTAGTTTATCAATTTTTTTCCCATCTTTCTCAAGTAATTCTGTTACATATATTCTAGCTTTTTCAATTACCTCAGATGTTATCTTATCTGTATCCTCTGTGCTCAGCTCAATAGAGCCAGTCCCTTGTTCATTTTCTCCCTTAAATTCGTAAACAAATAAAAATTTCATATCCCTTACCTCCCTTATATTACCTTTTCTGTCATTCTTTCTTTGCCCACCCAATTATAATAATTATATGATGTTACTGCATCAAGTCCGTTATCAAATCCAGTCTGTGCAACATCAAATAATGTTGCTGGTGCTTTAACTTTGATTTCTTCGCCTAAAGCGTTAGTAAATTCAACTGTAACCATTTTAACTTTAATATCTCTGTGTGTTCGTTTTCCGTCTTTCCATCCGTTAATCCTTATTATATCTTTTGCTAACTTCATATCTTTGTACCTCCTTATTTAACTATGTTAACGCTTACTGTAGCGTCTTGATAACTTGTTGTTTTACCATCTGAAAAAGTTAATACTGTAACCTTACCTATCTTACTAATATTAATAACGTCCTCTAGTATGTAGTTGTTTCCGTTTGTTAAAATTATTGTTACTGTCATAATCCTATACCTCCTAAATGTTTGTATATCTCCCTTACACCTATTATATTACTACTTTTGTGGTAATAAGTATATTAGGCATAATAGCAAAATATAGATTACCTCTTTTGTGGAAAATGCACATAAAAAAAGACCAGCCTACTTATAAAGTAGACCAGTCTTTAGGGGATGTACTTAGGAGACTTTTAAGTACATCCTTATATTAACATATTAGTTAGCCTCTGTAGAGCTATCCTTTGCATCTTTCTCATTTTCCACTACTGTAGCCTCAGCCTCAATAACTACAGCTGGCTCAGAGCTCATATCCTCAGATATACTCTGCTTAATAGTCTCATCCATAGAGACAGCTCTAACAAAGTCCGTAGACATAGGAGCATACTTGAGCACCTTTTTAAGGACTGTCTTTTTAGCCATTTCCTCAAAGTTAGTACTCCACGCACTATAGCTACTGTTAGCACTCCTAGAGTATTTATTAGCATACTCCTTAACCTCATCCATAGTCATTACCTCAAAGCCATAGCCTCCAGTCTTAGTCTTAAATACAGCATAGACCTTAATAGCCTCTCCTCTGTCCTTATCTGCTGGTATGTGGCTAAGCTTAGGCTCTAAGCCATACTCACAAGTAAACTTATCATTACTATATACAACGTGAGCCGAGATAACAGATATATCTCCAGACCTATAAGCCAGCTGTAATAGTCCTTTATATCCCAGCTGAAACTGTACCTCATCTACTCCTTTATTTTTATATGGTATTAAGTAAGCTTGACCTAGTGGAGTGTTAGGCTCTAGTCCTAGCTGAGCTGAGCACATCATAGCACTTAAAAAGCTCTGTGGAGTACACTCTGCTAACTGTGGTGTAGTATTAAGTGCTGTTATAACTATCCTAGTAAATCTCTCTGGAGTTATCATACTAGGTAGAGCCTTAGCTATATCTTCTTTCATACTCTTAATATAATCAGCCATCATAGACTTATTATCCTTTTTAGCTACCTTGTTGCTTGTTGCGTTCTTGATTATCCCTTTATTATCTGCCATCTTAATTACCTCCTAAATTCTTCCCTAAATTGCTGCTCTTTCTTTTTTCTCTCTTCCTTAATTTTCTCTGTAGCCTCCAGCTCTGGATACTCAGCTTGTAGCTTACGTCTATAACGTATAATACTAGCTATACTAGGTAATCCATAAGCCTTATGATTATACATAAGAGACATTATAGGTACTTTATCTATGTTAGGTAGATATACCTTATATACATCATATATAAGCCTCATATCATCACACCTAGTCATAGGATTATCCCTAAGCTTAACCTTAACTACTTCCTTTATCTCCATAATACATCCCCTCCTTATTAATTCTTAGACAAAAGGTAGCTCCTCATCTATGTTATCCCAGTTAGTATCTACTGGAGTAAAACCATCATTATCTGTCTTAGAGCCTTTAGAGTCGCAAAAGTCAAATAAATTAACTACTATTACATCTCTATAGACTGTCTTACCCTCTTTATTAGTATAGTTATTATTCTGTAGCACTCCATCTATAGCTATCTTAGAGCCTTTATGTAAGTATTTCTCCATAGTCTCAGCTACTTTACCAAAAGCTACCAAGTTAAAAAAGTCAGCATCTGGCTCATTATCTCTCTTAAACTTACGATTAATAGCTATGCTAGTATGTAGTACTGGCTTACCATCATTAGTATATCTAACCTCTATATCCTTGCTTAGATTACCTACAGCGTATACTTTTATCATTGTCTTTACCTCCTATAGCTCCTCTATTAATACATTAGTAAAAGGCTCAGCCATAGTATACCTTTTACTTGCTGTAATCTCTACTACTTGCCTATCATCCTCATAAGCTACACCATTAAGACCATCTAGGATAGACTTAACTATGTTATCTAGGTCTCCATTAGCCTTAGTAGGTCTTATATCTCCTCTAGCCATCTTGAGTCTATTAGCCTTATTCTCACTCTTAGGAATAGCCATAAATACGCATATCTCCACTTTAAGAGCTCCAGTAAGCTTATCTCCTACATAACTACTAGCTACCAGCTCCTCATAAGCCTTAGTCCTTTTAGGAGTATATAGCCAGCCTTTACTATTAACTCTAGGTCTGCCCTTTGGTATAGCCTCTCCCTTTATGGAAAACATAGCATCCTTTTTATTTTCCATCTATTCTCTCCTCTAACACATCAGAAAATAATATACTATCTTGTAATATTTCCTTAAATTTATCTAAGCTCCTATCATTTTTATCCATAAGCTCTATAGAGTTCTTTAGGCTCAGCTGAGCTATCCTAAGATTAATCATAATCAGCTTAGCCTCTTCCTTAGTTATTGTTATATCACTCATTAGCTCTCCTCCTTTGTAGTCTTTTTAGTTCTTAGCACTCTTGAGGAGCTAACTTTATAATAATTACTAAAGTCTACATCTGGATTATCTGCTATATATCGCTTATAATCAAAGCTCTTACGCTCTTGATTTTTCCAAGTAACTAAGTAATTATCTCCATTAAGAGTCTCATTATCTCCCAGATAGTCCTTTATTATGTTTTCTCGTTCCTTTATATCTCTCTCTACATCTTTCTTTTGAGCCTTATAATACTCCAGCTCAGTAAGAGCCCTATTAATTGTACTAGTAGCTTGTAGCTCTCCTCCATTAGGATTATCGTAGATACTAGCTATAGCCTCTCCAGTACTCTCAGAGCCATCTATAGGAGGTACATCATCTCCTATAACATAGTTATTCCAAAAGTAAGCCTCAGCCTCAGCTAGAGCTTGTATCTCTTCCTCATCTCTCTCTATCTCAAATATATAAAAGCCTCTAGAGAATACTAAGACAGCTAGATAGACCTTTTTAGCTCCAGTAACTAGCATATAGTGCATACATTGAGTATAGTAAGTATTTGGATACTCTCCAGCCTTATACTTTTTAAGTCTAAGCTCTGAGCTCGTCTTACACTCTAATATAGCATCCTCTCCTACTACTAGCCTATCTACGTTAGCTAAAGCGTATGGTATCTTAGGATTATGTATTATAGCATTTCTACGCTTAACCTTTTTACCAGTCTCCTCAGTAAATCTCTGAGCTACATACTCCTCTAGGTCTCTACCTTGTCTCATAGCCTCATTATCTGGTATCTCTGGTAACTTGCCTAGCTTATCAGCCCATACGCTGTAAGGAGACCTATAAGGATTAACTCCTATAATAGCTCCAGCGTCAGAGCCTCCTATACCTCCCTTACGCTCAAATAACCAGTCCTCTCTAGTCATATCTTTAGTACTTATATACTCTAAATTTTTATACATATCTTATCCCCCCTTTTTACTTTAATCCCTTAAATATATGAGCTATTACATCTACAGTCCATCCATCTCCAGTAACATCTTGTACTTGATTAAAAGTTAAGTTATCACAAAACCCAGCTGGTAAGGTTTGAGCTAGCTCAAGCTCTCTCCTAGTTAAAAATCTACAAAAGTCTTTATATTCAATTAAGCCAGAATTATTCCATCTATCTTGTTTTCGTGTTAAACATTTTACTTTTTTAGCATAAGTAACATTAGCACACTTACCATCCCACATTAACTCCCTAGATGGTGTCCTATTAACCTTAGCCTCTTCTAATCTCTCTACGTTAATGTCTTTATAATCTTGAAAATTTATATTTTTATCCTTAGGAGTTGTAACATTAGGTATATTAGTCCAGTATAATCTATTTCTATTTTGATAACTTAATAGGTTAGAGTTAATACATATACTATCTACTCCTAAGTATTCAGATAATTGTTTTTCACTTTCCTTTTTCATAACAACATTTTCAAGTAAAAAATATTTTGGTTTGATTTCCTCTTTTAATCGTAAATATTCATAAAATAATTTAGACTTTTCTCCATTTAATCCGTAATCTTCTTGTGCTTGATACGAGTTAGCAAAACTAAAGTTCTGACAAGGGCTACCCCCTATTAATATATCTATTGTTGTCTCATAATTTCCATTTTCAGTATATAACACTCCATCCCTATAACTTATTTTACATACATCTCCTAATTGAATAGTATTAGGATAGTTACGCTGTGTAGTTTCTATAGCTATTTTTTTTACTTCACTAGCATAATAATTATCTATTAAAATACCAGCTCTATTTAATGCTACTTGACCACAACTTATCCCATCAAATAAGCTTAATACATTCATCTCTCTATTATCCCCTTTCTATAAATCTCTTAACTTTCTTCTCACAAGTAGTCCTATGTTGATATAATCGCTCTCCTATCAGCGTCCAGCTCTCTCCATTGATGTAGTAGTTAGATATCATATATCTTAGCTCCTCATCCTCTATAGAGGCTATAAAAGGCTCTAAAGTATCACAAAGCTTAGTATATGTAAGCTCAAGCTCTGTAGTGTCCTTTTTAGCTTTTTTACGCTGGTTAATTTTTCTAATAATCGTCCTAGCTCTCTCTAGGCTAATTATCGTCTCCCTTGAAAACATAGCACTCCTCTTTTTTAATATGCTTTTTTATAACTCCATAAAGCCTCTTAATCCCCTCATTAGTCGGCTCTCCCCTAATGATAGTTACTTTGCTGAGTAGTCACGCTTAAATAGATACTCTAAGCTTGTATCTATCTGCGTCCCCTTTTCCTCTGCTACTTTGCTAAAGTAATTTTTTATATCCTCCATCTCACTTAGCTTAAACTCTCTTATCCCATTTAGCTTAGGATATAAAGTATTAACATTAATACCTATAGCCTCTGCTAACTTAGGATATGATAGACCAGCTCTAGCTACTTCTGCTGCTAAGTTTGGATATATCATATTTATTACCTCCCTTTTTTATTTTTTTACGCTCAAGCGTAACGCTTAATCGTAATCCCTACACCATTAATATTAATACTTTTCCATATAATGTCAACAAAATATTTTATTTTTTTAATATAACAATTTACATTTTTTAGAAAATTTACTAAAATTCTAGTATATGCTTAAAGTTAAAAGGAGATTTTATAAATGTATATATTAGATAATATAAATAAGTTATTAGAGAGAGAAAATATTACTAAAAGTAAACTAGCTAAAGAGCTTAATATATCAGCATCTACTATATATAGCTGGTGGGATAAGGGAGTTAATACTATCAATATAGCCACGATAATTAAGCTATCTGAGCATTTTAATATAAGTATTGATGATTTAGTCTATAAAGACTTATCTAAGAGCTGTGAGGAATTTATAGAGACTCAGAGACTTAGGGATAAACAGATGATAGAAGAGATAAAACAGATTATATACAAATATGAGAATTTATAAGGAGATTTAATTTTTTTATGACAGACATAGCGATATACTTAAGAAAATCAAGACTAGAAGATGAGACCGAGACTATGGAGGATACTCTAGCAAGACACGAGCGTATACTTACAGACTTTTGTAATAGAAATAACTATAACATAGTTAAGACATATAAGGAGGTAGTATCTGGAGAGAATTTAGAGAACAGACCAAGAGCCAGAGCTTTACTAGAAGATGTAGCAGCTAACTTATATGATGGTGTAGTAGTTGTAGACCTAGATAGATTATCTAGAGGTAATCCAGTAGACCAGACAGAGATACTGGAGATTTTTAAGAAATCTAATACAAAGATATACACTCTTAATAAGACCTATGACCTAAGCTCTGATAATGATTTTGATGAGGACTTTTTCGAGTTTGGATTATTTATGTCTCGTAGAGAGTATAAGATAATTAAGCGTAGATTAATGAGGGGTAAGACACAAGCTCAAAAGGAGGGTTATTATGTTAACTCAAGGCTAGTATATGGATATCACAAAGAGCGTAGAGGTAAAGGCTGCGTACTTATACCTTATGAGCCAGAGGCTCAAGTAGTTAAAACTATATTTAATAAATTTGTTAATGAGGATATGTTATATACTGAGATATGCAAGTATTTAGAGGATAATGGTATAAAGTCAGCTCTGGATGCTAAGTGGCAAGCTAGAATGGTTAAAAAGATATTGCTTAATAAGACTTATATAGGTCTTATACATTATAACGCTAGAGATTATACTGGAGATAACTGGTATCAAGGTCTACACGAGCCTATTATTGATGAGGAGCTATTTAATAAAGCTCAAGAAAAGATAAAACTTAAAAAGACTAGACTTACTAAGCGTAATTTATTTGCTAATCCACTAGCTAGCCTTGTAGAGTGTGAGCTTTGTGGTGCTACTATGCAATTACACCCTAACGCTGATGCTGATTATATTACTTGTAGGACTAGAGGCTGTGCTACCTATGGTATAAGGCTATACGAGTTAGAGGCTCTTATTATAGCGGCTCTTAAGGAGGAGCTAAAAGGCTTTAGATATGAGCTAGATAATATGGATGAGTCTGTAGCTAATAAGATTAAGGCTAGAGATGAGGAGATATCTCTACTTAAGTCTGAGCTTATTAAAAAGGAGTCTATGATAGATAAGGCTTGTGAGTTACTGGAGCTGGGAGTATACAGCTTAGATAAGTATAAGGATAGAGTGTCTAAAGTAGAAATAGATATAAAAAATATAAAGGATAATATTAAGGCTCTGGAGAATAGATGTTATAATAACGAGCTTAAGCTTGAGAGTGCTATACCTATAATAGAGAGATGTTTAGAAGAGTATCACACTCTAGAGCCAAAAGCTAAAAATGATATATTAAAAGAAATAATAGAAAAAATATATTTTTATAAAACCATTAAAAATACTAAGGCTGACAGAACATTAAGCAACGAAAAAATAAAAATGTTACTTAAATTATAAAAAAAATATTGTCAGCTTTACCACTCTTGTGGTATATTCTTATTACAGTCAACAACGACCTACACACTTAGTTGTAGTAACTTGTTATCTGTAATACTACAACTAAATAGCTCCTTAGTGACTCCTCTAGGAGCTAAATATAAGAGGTGCTGGTAGTGGCTAGGTGTCGAATTTGCCACTCGGACTAGGGCTGTAATGCTATCCAGTTCTATTACGTCAAGTAGGTAACGTAGCGTCCTACTATAAAAAACGATAACGGGTTGGATGTCTCCAATTTAGGGCTCTATCCTTTTTCTGTAAAGATAACTTACTGGGTGTGGAGATGGTAAGGTTAGGATAGATGGCGATAGCATTACTTAGGATACCTCAGCTGGCTCTCGTAGGCTCAGATATAACTTAAGTAGTTTAGACCTCTAGACTTTGCTCTAGGGTTTACTATGTAAAGCTAGCTCGTTTCCTAACTCCACCTAATCTCAGTTATATAAAAGATAATCAATTAACTTAGTTTATTAGTAATATATAGTATATAAAATATAGGTTATTAGTAATATATATAAGTTATAAGTAATGAGTAAAAGATAGATAGTCTATAAGATAGATAAAGTAATAGATAGAGCTATAGATAGATAGACTAAATATCAAATACTTAGAAGAGATAGAAGATACAAAACAGATAGAACAGATAGAAAAATTAAATATAGATTAAACATAGAAAAGAGACACCTAGCAAGTAGCTAGATGCCTCTCTTCTTTTAGGAGTTAAATTATGAAAAAAACAAAGTTAATTATTATTACTGGCTTTAGTTAGCCTATAGTGATATATCTCATTAACGGACTTAATCTCAGCAGCAATAACTCCATTACCTCCTAGAGCTTGATAAGGTTTGTTAAGATGGTCTATTTTAGATATGTATTTTTCCATATCTTCTATATCTTCCTCCTTAACAGCTAACTTACATTGACGGTCTATAGCATCTCCTAAAAGAGCCATTACTCCGTCCTCTAAGTTCTTATCTCTCTCCTCTAGTTTTTTCTTGCGTTCTTTACTCTCTGATAGAGTATCATTAATCTTTTTAACTAAAACGCTTTGTATAACAGCTATACCTACAGTTAGTATAGTTGATAATATTGCTACAGCATCCATTTTAATAAGTCCTTTCGTGCTTATTATATCACTTATGAGTTAGCTTGTATACGTTCGTCTATAATTTGCTCAAGTGTTTTACCATTAATCTCTAAGCTATTAGAGTTAGCTGGAAAACAATTAATTCCTACTGAGTTCTTAGTATAATCGTAGTATATTAAAGGTAATCCCTTAGATACTACTAGATTATAAGAGCTAGAGCCCAGTCTATCAGTTAAGACTACTTTAACATCCCAGTCATATAGATTATCAAGCTCTATATCTGTAGGAGTATTATTACTAATAGTAGCCAGAGCACTATAAGTACTATCTGTAGTCTTTTTATATTGATACTGAATAGTCAGAGTATTTTGATTATTAAGAGAGCTGTAAGAGGCTCTAACAGTAAGAGCTGTAGTACTATAATAGTTATTACGTCTCTGAGCTGTTATATTAGCTTGTGGGAGCTCCCACGCTAACACTTTAACCTCTACAGTCTTGTTAATAGTATTAGAGTTACCTCTTGAGTCTGTAACCTTAACAGTAGCTGTAATATTACTAGCAACGTTAATAGCTCCATAGCTGATAGTACCAGCTGTAGTCCTAGACTTAGTAACTCCATTAAGCGTTATCTCGTATTTAGAGATACTAGCTCCCTTAAGAGCTGTAGCTTGTGGGAGTGTAAATACTAAGTTAGATTTATTCTGGATAATAAGCTGGTTATCTCCAGTAATAGCTATAGTAGCAGCGTTAGTATCCTCGTAAGTAGTGTTATCTATCTCTGGATTACAATTAGTAATGTAACATACATTAGTAAGAGTAGCTGACTCTCCTATAAGCGTAGAGCCATTATAAGTCTGTAGCTTAACACTTAACTTAATAGATGTAGTGTTAGCCATAGCATTATATAAATAATTAAGAGATGTATTATTAAGCTTAAAGTTAGTACCAGATGTATAATTAAAGGTCTGTAGCGTATGATTAGGAGCTGATATCACTAGCTTAGTAGTTAAGCTAGAGCTATAGCTTGTATACTTAACGCTAAAGTTACCCTCTATATTAGTACCATTAAACTGGTCTATGGTTGATACCCTAGCTATAGTAGGTAGAGTAAATGAGCCAGAGCCAGTACAGTTAACAGCTACATAATATATACCAGCCTCAGCACTTGCTGTAAAGGACTTAGCTCCACTAGAGTTATGAGTCATAGTAAAAGTTCCAGATGTAACTAGAGTACCCTCGTATAGCTGTATACGAGTACTAGAGCTATATACTGTAGTACCATCTATAACTAGCTTAAAGTTACCAGAGCGATACCAGCTAGATGTAGCTGAGCCATAACCTCTAAGCTCATACGCTATAGTAGTCTGATTAGTGGCTACATTTTGGCTTTTAACGTACCAGCTAAATTTTAATCCTCTTCCTTGATAAGTAGAGGTAGTAAAGCTACCCTCTGAGCTCATAAATTATCCTCCTTAGTTATTAGTGGCTACTAAGCCTATACCATCATTAACTATATTATTATTAGCATCTGTAATAGTTATAGGTATAAATCTCATCTTATTACAAAGAGTTATTTCCTCCTCTATAACAGACTTTTTCATATGAAACTCATTATCTGATATCCAGTATATCCTATTATCTTGAGCATCATATCCTACTAAGCCCTCATCTGGATTAAGCTGTACCTTAGACCCATCATTAGCATACATAGTAAGCCCTTGCTTATCCATTACTCCTATCTGCTTGTTAGCCTCGTTATATATCTCAATAGTACCATACTCATCTAGATTACTACCTAGCTTAAGTGTACCTCCTTTAATCATATCAGCTACTAAGTTAATTACATTAATAGCCTCCATATTAAGAGTACCATCTATAGTCCACGCTGAGTTAAACTGTCCGTTAATACCACTATTACTAAAAGCAATACCTCCAGAGTTAATTAATATACAGTTACGAGCTGACTCTTTAGGGAGCTGGTCTACTACTAAGATACAGTCTCCATTATAGAATACATAGGAGCTACCCATCATATCCCATATTTTATAGTAAGCGTCTGTAATATTATTATTAACTCTTACCTCTAGGTTATTAATAGATGTATCTATTTTGTCAGTAGTAGCATCATTAATACTATTAATTAAGCCAGATAGCTTACCTACAGTCTCATTACCAAAGTTAATTTCTGTAAATTGACCTAAGATACAGTCATAATCAAAAGAGATTATATGAGTAAGTAGGTTAATTCCTAACCTTTCATCTATAACCTCTATAGTATCTCCTATATCAGTTACTCTCTCTACATTAGCCTTGATAGTATAGTTAACTTTAGGATATTGATTTTCCATTATATAATTAGTGGCTAATATTCTTAAATCTTCTATTAGTCTATTATTAAAAGACTCCTCAGACTCTCCCTCATTTTGCTCTAAGGTTTGATTAAAGGATACAGTCTTAGTATAAGGGATAGTATACTGAGTATCAGCTACTATATACATCTCTGGTAAAAGTATACCATTAGAGCCTACTGGCAGCAGCTTAGTTACTACTTTGCTCCAGTCCTCTTGTACTTGTATCTCTTTTAGGTTTTTACCATACCTAATAGTAACTCCGTTATCAGCTCCGATAGACTCCCTTACACCTATGCTAAAGCCATCTCTAACTAAGTGTCCTCCCCAGCGTTCTAAGACTACTCCTATAGCCTCATTTAAGCTCTTACGGACACATCTATAACTATCTATGTTACTTATATCTGATATAGTTGTAAAAGGGCTCTCTGGCTCTGTAGCTGTGTTGAGATGGTCTAAAGCATCATTACAATTTTTATCAACTACATAAGAGTCCTCTATTAAGTAGTTAACGCTATCATAAAAAACGTGATAAGCCTTAACTACTATTTTTTTACGAGTTCTCTCAGCATTATTAATCCTAAAAGGCTGGTCTCCAGTAGGAGTAGGAGCTACTACTATATTACCTTGCACTAGCCACTCTAGGTAGCTTAAGTCAGCCTCTAGGTCTAAGTAGTAGTCTCCGTTATCTTCCTTATGTACCTTAGCCTTAAGTGGATTAATTACTTTATCTCCATTACTTAAAAAGGTCTTATCTGTAGAGCTAAATACTCTTATCATAAGTACACCTCATTACTCCTCTGTAGTTTCCTCTGATTCTTCCTCTGGCTCTTCCTCTGCTATATACTCGCCTTCAATATCCATTACAAGGATTCCACCCTTGCTATCTCTTACTAGTGCGTTAGCGTAATTAACAGACGAGTTCTTTAATGCTTCTTCCATTACATTGTGATATTCTGTAATAGCAGCTCTCCTTGCTAATTCGTCACTACCATACTTTTTCACTGTAAACTCCTTTGTTGTTACAAGATAAGTTGCACTAGGGCTCTGCTTAATAAAGTCTAAAAAATATGTCATTTTAATTTACCTCTCTTTCATAGTTATGATATCTGACATTTTCTTCTTTTGTGCGTTGTCTGAAATCTACTTTTTCAGCTTTAGCACATTTATCCATACAGCACCATTCAGTACCAATAGGATTCTCATAATCATTCGTGTAATGATATACACATTCTTTACAAGTTATAGTTTTCCTATTATCCATAATTATTCAGTCCTTTCCCAAATATATACTGCCTTATAAGGTGGTAGATTTTTACCTGCCCCACTTTGACCTTGATTACCAGTTGTTGATGCATTAGTTGTTACTGAGTGAGTATGTGCTCCTGCGTAATCACTGTAAGAATTAGGAGCTTGACTAAAATCACTTCCCCATGTAAAGCCTCCGCCAGTTGGACCTGCCGCCCAATATATGTTATTAGCATGATTATGATTTCCTGCACTTGCGGCAGTACCACTTAATTGTGGGATAGAATGGCTATGGCTAACAAGTGTAGCATCTGCACTACCACCCGTTGAATTAATAGCATATCCGCTACCTGCACCTATTAGCATTCTATCTTCAATTCTAGCCCAATGTACGCCACCATATATTGCTATTACTTTTGCTTCCGTATCTAATGTAGTTGAATGGATTACCATTCCAATATGTGATAAATTGCTATTTATCTCAGAAATTTCTCCACCAACTGTCACACTCTCAATATTAACACCCTCTGTAATAGCTGTACCACCAGCTATAGTCTGTGTGACTCTATGTAGTTGTCCGTTTCTTAATATATAATCTCCAGCGTTATAAGTCTTAGAGGCTACGCTCCCATCCTCAACATCTGCAATAGATGTTCTTAGGGATAAAGCGGATTGGGTTGTCGGCTCGTATGCGTGGGCTATTGTTCCTACTTCCAGCATAGGTCGGAAGGTTAGGTTATTGACCGTTTGTCCGCTGTTAATGAATACCATTAATAAAACAGATGTTCCCTTGTAGTCATCTCTAACAGTAAAACTCACACCATTCCCATAGTCGTGGTATGAATAGTTCTGTCCACCTATTGTTGAATAAGAGATAGCCATCTGATAAGTGTTTGCGGAACTTCCACTTGGAGCACCACTCAATATATAGGTTTTATTTCTTTCAATAAAAACACCAGATGTTAAATCTCGTATTGATATATTGAATTGAGAGTCTGCTGTTGCAGTTCCATTTGCAGTTATACTCCCATCATTATTTACTGTATAGGTTACTCCATTGTGAGCATATACATTAGGTCTAGCATATGGATATGTAATCAAATTGCGACCTTGTGATGATGGTACATCATACTCACCATTAGTAACAGTAAAGGTACTAGTATTACCATTAGTTAGAGTAACTGTATAGGTATCTACTAGACCTTGAGTATTTGTCTTTTCTATGGATTGAATACTTGAGCCATTTGTAACTTGAAAAGTTGTAGTAGTACCATCTGTAAGAGTAATAGTATAAGTATCTACTAAGCCACTAGTACTAGTCTTATCTACTGACTGGATATTATTACCAGCCTCTCCCTTAAGTAGTGTTACTTTTACAGTCTTTCCATCTCCAAAGTTAATTATTTCATTCATTTTTTATCTAGCTCCTTTCCGTATAATATGTAACATCTTCCTCAAGTACCAGTATACCTATCATAATAGTAAATACATCTCCATTTATTGTTATTTCAAGGTCAAAATGATAATTTTTAGGTACTAAAGCTTGTGTATCAGCTGGAGCTATCCTTACGCAATAATGAGAGCTGTCTTGCTTAGTTATCCCAGCTCCTAGCTTTTTCTGAAAAATTATATCTCCGTCCTCATATTCCTTAACAGTAAAGTCAGCTGTAGTTAAGTCTTGATTAAGTCCAGTAAATTCTAGATTAAATGAGAGAGTATCTCCTCTAATCATATTTATCTGATAGTTAGCCATCTATTACACCTCCTATATCCATCTTGAGTAGTGCTCTATCTCTATCTTAGTAACAGAGCCAGTCCACGTTAACGTATTGACTCCAATATTAAATATTAAGTTATCATAGTTACCTATAACTAGCCTATTTTTAAGCACATTATCCTTAGTAGCCTCCATCTCTGCTACATCTATTGTTATATGCCCCTCATTACCTAAGTTAATTACAAATACTTGCATATCATTAAGACTAAGGTTAATAGTACCAGAGCCATATATAGTTATTATAGGCTTAGCCTTATAATTTCCAGAGTTTTGGATATCTATAGACTGTACTCCAGATGTATTATAATCTCTTAAAGGCTCTACTGTAGAAAACTTAAAAGGCTGTACGTGGAATGTTACTGTGGCTTGTCTAAATCTAATAAGCTTATCAAGGTCTATCTGGTCTAGTATTTTGTAATTATAATACTTATAAGGCTCATTAGAAAATGTAGCCACACCCTCAGAGTTAAAGTATCTTATTACCTCGTCTACGTCATAGTTACCATATAGTCCTATAGTTACTTGCCTATCATAAGCCTCATAGCCTAGCTCAGTAATTATATCTCCATCTCTACCATCTATCTCTATACGCTCTGTCCTTATCTTAGGCTTAGTTATAGGAGGTAGACTCTGTATGAGTAATCCTTGCACATAAGTACTCTTTTTACCATTAAGTATAAGATAATTCAAAGTATATCCACCTCCTAATTAAGTATATATAGCTCTTGCTACTGTTTTCTCTACAAACTTACCAGCCACCTCATCATCTAGCTCTACAGTCATATTACTTAAAGCTGTCTCAAAAGCCTTAACAAGACTATTATACTTAGATGTATCGTCTCTATCTATATTATTAAGCTTGTTAGTAAGTGAGTTAAGCTTATCTAAGCCTAGCACTAGCTCAGCTTGTTTATCTGCTCCAGATAGAGCTATATTACCTAAGCTACTAAAGATACTAGGAGCTTTTAACTGTAAGCCACTAGACTTACTCTGTATATTAGCTATAGCTCCATCCATTGAGCTTTTAAGTAAATCTGTAGTCTCTGGGATACCTTTTTTAGCACTATCTAGCATATCACTAGTTAAGTTAGTAATAGCTCCAGTAACAGCCTTAGTCTCTTCCTCAATACCTACAGCGATACCTAAAGATATATTTTTACCTATGATATCTCTAAATTTACGAGATGGAGAGTGTGAGTCTGCTGCTCTTTTAGCTGCGTTAAGTGCTCCATTGATAATACTAGACATTTTATCCCATAAAGAGCCTTTTTTAGAGTCTGCTCCTTGTGAGATACCCTCAGTAAGATTACCTCCGACCTTTTCAAATTCTGTCTTAGCTTGGTCTGCTTGCTGTCTGGCTGTATTTACCATCTCTTGAGTTACACCAGATACACCATCCTTATAACGCTGCTCCATAAGCCTAGCATTAAGCTCTGTATCTTGTACTTGCTTAGCAAGTATCATCTTTTGCTCATCTGCACTCTTTCCTACTACATCTGCTGCATTTAGAAAAGCATTATTTTTTCTATCTAAGGTATTAATAGCCTCATTAGTTTTACCCTCTAATAATTGCTGGCTAGCTGTCTCATAAGTGCCTATATCGTTATAATAGCCTCTAAGAGTCTCCTCATTTTGGCTATATGCTTGTTGCTTTTTATTGAGAGTATCCTCTTCTACTCTTAACTCTTCTTGTAACCTTACTAGCTTATCTGCGTATATTCTTCTAGCGTTACTATCCATTGTCATATTCATAGTCTCTTGAGTCTGAGCCATCTGAGCTCTTAACTCATTAACTATCTGCTCTTGAGCTACTAACTCTTGTGAGAGCTGTGTAGCATTTTGCTCAGCTTGTGACCTATTCTGAATAGCATTAGCGTAAGCCTCCTCTTGAGCTGCAAATAGTATCTCAGCTTTTTTAGCCTCAATAGTCTTAGCTACCTCACTCTGTAGCTGTTGGTAGTTAGATATCTGATTACCAGTCATAGTATACTCAGTACCTAACGCTTGATTTAATTGTCCTAAGATAAACTCAGCTCTAGTCCTATCTCCCTCAGCTACTACTCCATTAGCATCTGCTAAGCCCATTAACTCATCTTTAAGTCTTTGAGCATTAGCTATATTAGCCATATCTGCTGTGGCTTTTTCTTCTATACGCTTTTTAAGGTCTGTATAAGCGTTAGCCTCATCTTCCATAGCGTTTAGGCTCTCTTGTGCTGCATCTCTTCTAGCATTAGCAGCCTCAAGCTGAGCCTCTTTATCTGCCTTAACAGCCTTAGTAAGTGCTATTACTCCAGCAGCTAAAGCAGCCACTCCAGCTATAACTAGCCCTATAGGGTTAGCTGTTAGTGCTGCGTTCCATAAATTCTGGGCTACTGTAGCAGCTGTAACAGCTCCAGTCTCAGCTGTAGTAGCTGTGGCTGTGGCTATTAACTTAGCTATAGTTACGCTTAGAGCTTGAGTAAAATCTGATATTTTTTTTACAGCAAAAGCAGCTAGCATAACTCCCACAGCTGTAGTAACAGCTCCAGCGTGATTAATTAGGAATTGTAAGCCACTTACCACCTTATTAAGTACCTCTCCTACACTCTTACCAAAGCTCTCCCAGTCCTTAGTCTCTAGGAATTTTTTTAAGCTTTGTGCTCCTTGCCTTAAAGCTGGCTCTAAGCCTTTGTATATTGATATCTGTACTCCCTCAAATTTAGACTTTAAGGAGATTAAGTCTCCACCTAAATTATCGTTCATAGTCTTAGCCATTTTCTCAGCTGCTCCAGAGCTATTATTAATAGCTGTAGACAACTTATTAAAGTCTGCATCTGAGCCATTAACTAAAGCTAAAAAGCCAGACATAGCATTTTTACCAGCTATAGAGTTAGCCATTTGTGCCTTTTGTTGCTCATTAAGTCCAGCAAAAGACTTTTTTAACTCTATTAATATCTGGTTAAGAGGTTTCATAGTACCATCAGCATTAGTTATAGATATTCCTAACTCGTTCATAGCGTCAGCTGCATCCTTTGGAGGACTAGCTAACCTAGTTAATACACTTCTAAGAGATGTACCAGCTTGCTCTCCCTTGATACCAGCATTAGCCATAAGTCCTATACCTAGAGCTAAGTCCTCCATAGAGTAGCCTAGTGCTCCAGATACTGGAGCTACATACTTAAAGGTCTCTCCCATAAGTTCTACATTAGTATTAGCATTACTTGAGGCTGCTGCCATAACGTCAGTTAGTCTACCAGCGTCCTTAGCTGTGTATCCCATAGCTGTTAGAGCATCTGTTACTATATCAGATGTAGTAGCTAAATCAGCTCCAGCAGCAGCAGCTAGGTTAAGTATAGGCTCTATACCATCTAGCATATCTCCAGTTTTCCAGCCAGCCATAGCCATATAATTAAAAGCCTCAGCTGCCTCACTAGCTGTAAACTTAGTAGAGCTACCCATCTTTATAGCTTTATCTCTTAATGTATCTAAATCTTTACCAGTAGCTCCAGATACAGCTCCTACTTTACTCATAGCTGAGTCAAAGCTCATACCTACCTCTATAGTACTTGTGGCTAGTTCCTTGAGCTTATCTACAGCTCTCATAGCTATCTGGGATATAAAGCTACCTATAGCTACTCCCATAGCTCCTATACCATCTGTAGCGTTATCTGCTGCATTATCTGTATCATTAAGAGCACTAGAGTACTGTCTAGCCTCTTTTTCTGCCTCATTAAGCTTAGTCTTATTCTGTGATAGCTCACTATTAAGGCTATTCATTTTAGCCTTAAGCTCCTTAGCCTCTGTAGAGTTCTTACCTTGCTCAAGTACTACATTAGCATATTGAGCACTTAACTTTTTAAGCTCTGACTCTTGACTATTAATAGTAGTCTTAAGCTGGCTATAAGCTGAGTCTTGCTCTTTAACCTTTTTACTAGCCTTATCCATCTCGTTAGCGTTCTTAACTATAGCTTGACTAGTCTTATTAACCTCAGCCTCAGCACTATTAACAGTAGTTTTCCACTTTTTAAGCGTTGTATCAGCCTCTAGATAGGTCTTATTAGCATCATCAAGGTTAGTCTTAGCCTTAGATACATTAGCCTCTAGTCTAGCTATCTCCTCAGCTGTAGCCTTACCACTAGACTTAGCTTTCTCTAGTTCCTTTTCTGCTTTGTCTAGAGCATCAGCCATCTCCTTAACGGACTTATCAGCCTTACTATAAGCTGTCTCAGCTTGACCTAGCATAGTCTTAGCCTCTGCTAGTTTACTATTTTGAGCTGCTAGCTTACGAGTTAATATATCGTTTTTCTGTGAGAGAGTACTAAGAGACTTATCATTTTTAGATACAGTAGAGTTAACTAACTTCATCTCTGAGTCCATCTCTTTTAAGCCAGTAGTTATACGCTTAAGAGCTTGTCTATATTCATTTTCTCCCTCTAATTTAATAACTCCACCAAAGCCCATTATATCGACCTCATTTTAATATTATTTACAGCCACTCCTCATCCTTGAGGGCTGTCTCTTCCATTTTCCTATAGGTAGTCTTAGTCAAGTATAAGCTTAGCTCTAAATCAAAATTAAGCTTATAAGCCTCATATAATCTATTAAAGCGTTTCATAGTTAGTCTACCTACTTCTCTGTGTGTTAATCCTAACTTAGTAGCTCCTATTACATAATACCACTCAAAGTTAATAAGCTTATCGCTCTCCTCTATCTCATCCTCTGAGTGGATTATGCGTTTTTTTCTTCGTCAGCTGTAGAGTCTATAATACTCTGCTGCATTGTATTATAAGCATCCTCAAAGCCATATCTACTTATTATCCTTGATACAGCCTTTTTACTTAGAGGTTTCCAAACCTCTCCAGCCTCCTCAGACTTTATATCCATACCCTCATTAAGCATCTCTGTAAATCCAAAGTTAACAGCCTTTAAGTCTGCCTCTCCAGTACGCTTAACCTCTAGTACATTACCTTTTTTATCCTTTTTCTCTTCTACAATAGCTCCACCATCTATAAGAGCTCCCCAGTCATCTACTGTGCCATACTCAGTCTGTATAGCCTCCATTACGTTTAAGTTAAAAGCTAGGTAATATACCTTATCATCTACCTTAAGCTCTACTAGTGTCTCTTTCATAGTACATCCCTCCTATATATTATTGATATGTTAATAATACACCTATTTTATAATTAAAAAAATAAGGAGTCTTAAGTTTCTCACTCTAGGACTCCTTATAGCGTCAATATTAAGTTTTTACTTGCTATTATTCAGCTGTTACAGTTACAGTACAAGTATCACTCTTGCCATTAGCTGTAGCTGTGATAACTACTTCTCCAGCTCCTACACCAGTAACTACTCCAGCACTTGATACAGTAGCCTTAGTAGTATCTGCACTAGTCCATACTACATCATCTGTAGCTCCACTAGGAGTTAATGCTGCTGCTAAAGTTGTTGTAGCTCCTACTACTACACTAGCTGTAGATGGTGTTACCTCAACAGCTGTAGCGTGTACTGTACCAAACTCTCCCTCTAAATAAGCTAGAGCATCTGCGTAAGTGCTAAATGTCTTAGCCTTAGACCAGTTACCATTAGCTAGGGATGATACCATACCCTCTATCTCTGTAGTGCCAAACTCTAAAGACTCTCCCTTAGTATTATTCTCTTGAGATGGCTCAGAAAACTTAACTTTGTTAAGTATTTCTACTTTATACTGGTATACTCCAGATACCATCTTAGTAATAATACGTCCGATACCTACATAAGGAGCAGCATCATTACCATTTCTTACGATTTCTCCACCATCTGTAACTGTGTGACCTAATAAAGGAGCAAACTCATTATCTGCGTCCTCATCTACTCCCATTGTTACAGTACCACTCTGAAAAGATGTATCAGACTCAGCTAGTACATCATCTGCATAGAGTGTAGCTGAGTTAGATGTAATAGATACATTACAGCTAATAGCTTTACCCATCTTATGAGCTCCATCATAGCTGGCTGTACCATCCTCAGCCTCTGTTAAGCGTGACCATCTAAAGTTTTTTAGTCCTACTTTTGCCATTTTAACTTTCCTCTCTTTCTATTTCTTTACTGAAACTAAGTGTCTTATGGTAATAACCAGTATCAGTCTCGTATAAATCTGGACTATTTCTACTTGGATTATAAGTCCATCCAGCATCCTCTAGCTTATTTATAACATCATCCATTAAGTCATAATAATCTGATTTAGAGTAAATATCAAAATCATAAAAAGCTATATAGCCTCTTAGCTTATCATCTGCTCTAAGCTCTCCAGTATTAGACTCATTTTGATAAGTTATGTAAGTTGTAAGCTTGCCATTATATCTAAGATACTTAACTGGTATCTCTTTACCATCAAAACTATAGTTATTAAATATTGTTTTAATTTCTGCGTTAAGTGACATATCTACTTGACTCCCTTTGGAAGATATTTCTTTTCTATATCTAACATAGCTTTCTCAATTAATCCATTATTAAAACTAGCTCTCATAAATGGATGTTTAGGATATTCTGAGTTAGAGCGTCCATACTCAAATACATTAGCTACTAGTGGAGCTGGTACTACTTTACCTTGCTTATTTACAAAGTATCCGAAAAAGCCCACTTTACAGTTAATAGCCTTATCTGTAGGAGTATCATATACTCTAGTAACTCTTAAGTTATTACGCATATTAGAGGACTTAATACCATCTGGTAGCCTTGATAACATATTATCATAAGCTGTCTTAGCTCCAGCCTTAACCATATCCTCCATCATAACTCTAGTATCTTTTTCTAGTTTTTCCATCTCATCCATTATATACTTAGGTATTTCAAAATTTGCCTTAGCCATTAGTAAGATACCTCCTTACTTAATGCTCAACTAGTTTAGCTTGTATTTCTAGCTCTACATTTTCCTCATTAACATTATTAAGATACTCTATAGAGTACTTATTACCGATAAAGTTATTATCTTTATCAAACTTAAGAGGATATAATATATACATCTCTCTAGTTATCTTAGTTACTTTAGGAAATCTTATAGTAAAGTTAATATAAGCTTTTTCAAAATCTGAGTTATTAGCTATTAAAGTCATACCTTTAATAGTTCTTATGTTAGCTTTAACCTCAAGTACTGTCTGCTCTGTAGTTATAAGAAAACCATTATTATCCTCTGTCTCAGCCTCTGATATAATCCTTATACGCTTGTTATACTTGCCAGCATTTCTAGGCTTGTTAGCATAATTTTTAACTATTTTTATAGTAGCCATATTATCAGCCTCCTATAATAAGTTAATTGAGTGCATCCCTAGACAGCTAGCTATAAGCTCATTAACATCCTTACTATCTGGATAAAGCGTCCTATTATCCCACATATCTTGAATAAGAGCATAATAAACTATTGTAAATACCTCTTTGCTATCTATGTCCTCAACTCCAGTATAATCTAAGATATACTCTTGAGCTATGCTCTGACATTGAGTTAAAAAGTTAGTATCCTCTGTAGTTAAATTAGCCTCATCCTCATTAAGATAATTAATTATATCGTTAAGAGTAACATCACTAACCATCTTTAATCACTCCTCATCTATCCTCTAGCATTAGTCTTTTTAGCTTTTGGCTTAGCCTTATTATCAGCCTTAACCTCTTTAATATAGCCAGCTTTAGTTAAATCATCTATGAGGGCTTTGTCAGAGATTTCTCTAACTTCGCCCTCAGCCATAGATATAATACCAGAGAATGAGATTAATGCTTTATATTGCATAATCTACCTCCTTATTAAGATGATTTACAAGTAAGCTTAGCAATTTTCTGAGCGTTCTGTACTTTAGCATCAAACTCAAACCAGCCTATAACTCCGTCAGCGTGCTCATCTGCAAACTTCTCTCTCAAAACTTGGATATTAATATCCTCACTAAACTTAGTAGCAAGACCAGACATATCTCCATAATAAATAGCTACGTTACCAGCACCGATATTTGGCATATTATCGCTGACATATACTGGCTTACCTAGTAATGTAGTACCGAATGGAGTAGATACATCATCATTAAGTAAGTAATATCCAGTATTACTCTTAAGAGTTCTTAAAGCTGTACGAGTAGATGGAGACATAATCCAGATAGCTCCATTTTGGTACTCATCAATAATCTTATCGTGTAGCTGTACTACTTCGTCAGCTGTAATAGCTGTAGCACTTGCTGTAGTAAGACCATTAGTAAGAGTAGATAGACCAGTAACCTTACCAGATGTACCTACTAGTAGCTCGTGCTCAATAAATCTCTTAATAGCATAAGCCATCTCTTTTACTACAAAGTCTACAATGTTAAACTGTGAGTTATTAATTAAGCTACGAGATATCTTAGATAATGCACCAGCTAAGAAACCATCAAGCTGGATTTTATCAAACTTACCATTACTAGATGTAAGAGGTGTAAACTCATCAGCATAAGCTACATTAATTGTAGATGTAGATACATCATAAAATGGTAAATCAAGCTTACCCTTAACATTAAACTTTTCAGATTTCTCTAAAATAGGACAGATATTATATACTGTCTTGATAATTCTGTTAGCGATAGTAGTAGGAATTAATGAGCCACCACTATTAGCAGCTGGTGTAAGTTCTCCAGCTCTCTCGTGAATTACTCTACCTCTTACATAATTCTCAAAAGCTTGCTCCTCTTCTAGTTCAAGAGCTCTCTTAGCCATCTTATCAGAGCCACAAGCTCTCTCATCATCTAGAGCCTCCTCAAGTGGAGTATCATCCGTTTTCTTCTCTTTGTCCTTAAGCTTGTTAATATCATCCTCTAAGCCTAAAGCTTTTTTAATACGTCTTACATCATCTCTAATCTCTGCGATTTCTTCCATTTCATCTGGTGTAAGCTCTCTCTTTTCTTCCTTTGCCTTATTGAGCATATCATCAGCTCTCTTAATAAGGCTGTTTTGCTTTTCTACTAAATCTCTTCTCATTGGTAGTTTTCTCCTTTCATCTCATCAATAATATTTTCTACTTCTGAGTAATCTATATCCTTAACAGCCTCGTTATCTTCTTGAGTCTGACTAGGATTATTATTAGCTTGCTCCTCCTCTGGAGCTGTCTCCTCTTCCTTAGTTGAGCTATCATCTCTAAGCTTAATATCAGCTAATAGCTCCTCTCCATAATAAATAGCCTTTTCTGTACCATCCTCTGAGCGTACATTAACTAGCGTACCCTCATAAGCTGGAGTCTTAGTCCTATCAAGTAAAGATACCTCGTATAAGTCTAGGTCTTTTACATCTCTAGTAAGCATACCAGCCTCAGAGCTTTCCTCTACGTCTCTATCCTCAAAACCAAAAGACCAGCCTACTAGTCCACCTTGTCTAGCTTTCTCTACTACGTCTTTATCTGTAATAATAGCTCTAGCTCTTAGTCCTATATTATCCTCAGTTAGCTCTAAGTTACCCTCTTTAGTACCTCCTAAGTCTCTTCTCCAGTTATGGTTAAGGAGTATCCTTACATCCTTGTTACGCTCAAGAGCTCTCTTAAAAGCTCCTTTTTTAATACGCTCTAAAAAGCGTCCAGTCCTTGAGTTAAGAGGTTTACTAAGTCTCTCTATAGCGTTAACATATCCCTCTATTTCTACGCTATTATCCTTAATCCGTATCTCCATAATGTTATATCCTCCTTAAGCGTTTGAGGAGTTACCACTAGCCTTAAACTCCTCCTCCATTATATGTCCCTCAAGCATTTTATTTTCTTTATCTGCTAAGTTAGTTGTGGTATCTGTGTTAGGTGTGTAATATTGGTGTGTATTTATGTCATAAAGTACAGCTCCTAGACCTACGTTAACTACGTCTAGTCCATCTATGTAGTTAAGGTTGAGCTGCTTACGCATCTCATTAGTACTCTTAACTCCTATCTCTTTGTAGAGCTTAAGAGTCTCAGCCTCTTCCTTAGCGTTAGCTCTTAATATTTCTTTTACATCAAACTCAAAGAAATAATTATCGTGCTCAGCAAGTAATAGTAAATCTCTGTTTAGAGCTGTCTCAAAAGCCTTAACTATTGGATAGATAGCCTCTTTATATGTCCTATGAAAATCATTAGGGTAGATATGAAATATACTATTTATCTCATCTTGTAAGGTCTTTTTATTCTCGTTAAGCTGCATCTCTACAGAGCTATTAGAGCTCTCTTGAAATTCTAAGCCTTGATTTAATACTACTATATTCTCAGAGCTGTTAGAGTATTGCTGTCTCCACGCTTTTTTAAGAGCCTCTATCTCTTCTCTACCTAGTCTACGCTCTGATTTTAGGAAACCTTTTTTATTACCTCCAGTCTTAACCATACCTAGCTGGTATAGTAGCGTCTGGTAAGCTGTCTCTAGGCTCTTAGCTATTTCTACTGTTAAGCCTATACCACTTGCTCCATCTTTTGTATTTCTTAGTAGCTTAATAAACTCGTAAGGCTGGTACTCTCCACCCTCAACTAGGATAGTATAAGACTTAAAAATAGGCTGTACTATTCTCATAATACTTATCCATCTATCCTCTACATAGTGTAGAGATGTAACCTCGTTACGCTCAAAAGGTCTATTAATATAACAATAGCCTCCTTTGCCTAATAGATAGTCCTCTACCATTGCTTTTTTCATCTGAAAAGCATCTAAAGTATCTCCAGTATCTCCATTAAGGAGCTTTACTCTCCTATCCTCTGACTGTTCCTTAACTTCTCCATCTTCGACCTTATATAATTTAACTGGCATACACGCTACAGCATTACTAATAAAGTCTACAGCTCCAGATACAGCTGGTATAGTTAGAGCCTTTTCTCTTGTTATTGCCTCTCCATCAAGTAAAGCCTTAAGTAATACATCATCTATTTCTGGCTGTATTTCTGGAGTCTCTTTTTCTTCTTCTCTAGTTCTAAATATATCTAAAAGTCCCATACATCCTCCTAGAGTACTTGTACTGTAAAGCTGCTATCATTAAATACTACATCTTGCTGTAGTAGATATACAGCTATGATAGTGCTAACTACCATATCCACTTTACCATTAGATTTCTTTTTATTTACGAAAAGATTTCTATTAGTGTCATATGTGCATTTAGCGTTCTGAAAATTTATCTCATATAGTGGGTTAGCCTCATACTTAAACTTACCCTCCAAAATATACTCCCTTAAGAGCTTAGTAGGAGGATGTAGTATAGAGCTATGCTGTTTAACTTCTATAGTGTTATAGCCTTTTTCTCCTCCGTCTCCAGCCTCCAGCCTCTGAGCTGTGGCTAAAGCGTTCCATCTATCATATCCGATAGCTTGGACTATAACTCCATACTTATCCTCTATGCCTCTAATATATGCCTCTACAGTCGGATAGTCAATAATTTCTCCTCCACAAGCTATAACTTTCTCACTTTTGCTACGAGTAAAAGCTCTATAGTCTACTTTTTCATACTTAGACTTATCATCTATCCTATTAGCTGGGATAAATGCTATGGACTCAGCTAGTATATTATTATCCTCATCTACACCCACCATACTTACGCTGGTATTATCGTTAGTCTCTGATAAGTCTAGTCCTAAATATACTACTTTACCAGTCCAGTCTATCTTATTAACTCTGCAAGCTCTGACCTTATTAACATCTATATAAGTCTCTGTACCTATACCTTGATAAATAATATTACAATGCTTTGTTAAAAAGTTCTCTCTGGCTGACTCTACAGCTATAGCTCTGGCTCTTTTCTTAAGCAAGTCCTCCCAGATTTCCTTAATCTCTAGAGCTACTGGGTTACTCTGCTTAATTACAAGTGGATTATCCATCCACTCCTTACTTATAGTCTCATCTGGCTCATACAATAAAGCAAATATAGACTCATCCTTAATAGTCTTATCTAGTACCTTTTTAGCGTAATCTACCTCACTCTCAAAAGGATTATCTATAGTAGGATACTTAGTACTAATAATAAAACCTAGCTTATTAAGTATATTAAGCTGTCCAGACCTCATAGCCTCTATAGGATATGGTACTGGTAAAGCTCCGACCTCATCAGCACAAAATACAGAGGGTAACTTACCATCTAGTCTACTTGTGGAATAATTAAGAGGTGTGTACTTAATATTACTAGGTTTATATTGTATATAGTCTCTTAATATCTTAAATCTCTTACCTTTAGGACTATTATAGATACTAGGACTACTCTGTATTATTTCAGCTATTGCCTCCCTTATTTCTCTACTTAGTGAGCCATCTGGAGCTACACTATAAAACTTACTAAACTGAGGCTCTGTTAAAAATAGAATTATAAAAAGCGTAGCTATAGTAAACGTCTTAAAGTTCTTACGACATATCTCTAGTATTACATTTTCGTATTTACGCTTATTAGGGTTATCTCTGTATACTGTGCATATAGCAGCTGTATATACTAGCCATTGATAGCCACAAGTACAGTCATAGAGCGTAGAGCCAGCCTTTAGACCTTTAGGCATAAATAAAAGCTTAAGTATCAGCTCTATCTGGTTAAGCTTACCCTTAGATACTACATACTTTTTATCCTTGCCCTCTGCTATTCTCATCCATTGTCTCATCTGGAGCTTGACATACTTAGGAGTAGTCTTTTTACCCTTGTTATTTTTACAGTATAAATAAGCTTTACTATTAATCATCCATACCAGCTCCTCTAAGTGCCTCAAGTAATGGGTCTACATCTCTATTATCTTCCTCTTTCCAGCCTTGCACTATTTTAAGTAGCGTACCTATAGTCTTGTTAGCACTATCAGCCGTCCTATTATATGAGTTGATAGCTGGGTTAGTGTATAGGTTTTTTCTGTTCTTAACATATTCCTTACTAACTAAAGCTCCCTCCTCATTAATAGTCTTTTCAAGCTCTGTAAGTATATTTATCTGTACTTGATACCTCTTAAAAGTTGTCACAAAGAAAAAATTAGTCTGTACTCCATTTTCTTCTGCTATCTTAAGTATCTCATTAGCTTGCTCGTTTAATGTTTTTTTAGCCATAATTTACCTCCTTAGTTATCCCTCATATATAATATAATAATCCATAGACTCAGCCAGAGCCTTTTCTGCTCTTGCTCCTTTAGAGTCCTCCCAGCCTTTTAGCATATATATACAGTCGCACATAAAAAGCATATTAATACTACTCTGCATATACATTTTATAAGTAGCATCATTAAAGCCACTATTAACTTTAGCTGGATTAATTGCTTTATATCCTTTATCTATTAACTCAGACTCTGCTTTACTAAATCTCTCTATATAATCATCTGTGCCAGTTATCTTACCACTAATATATACCATATTTTAACCCTCGCTTATTAACTCTGCTTTATCTCCAGTAAGCGTCTCATAGCGTTCTATTATAACATCTACATACTTAGGGTCTAGCTCGCACATATAGCAAGTACGTCCTAGCTGCTCGCAAGCTATAAGAGTTGAGCCAGAGCCTCCAAATATATCGAGTACATTTTCTCCATCTCTGCTGCTGCTCTTTATTGCTCTACTACATAAAGCTATAGGCTTAGGTGTTGCGTGACCTCCAGTTAATTCTCTTTCTGCTCCACTTGTTTTACTAAAGTGCCATACATTATTCATATTATCGTGTGTATTGTCAAAATATGCCCTTAACTGCTCATACTCTTTCCTTAACTGCTCATACTCTTTTTCAAAGGCTTTCACATTGTGGTCTTTCGCCCACTTCTGAAACTTCTTATATACCTCTTTTGTTGGCAAATTCCATTGGCTTTTACTCGTCCAGTGGTCTCTGGACTTAACGCTATGTCCAGCTATAGTTTTCATAGTTGGAATATCCCAGCCACACTTCATCCTTTCATCATATAGGTATTTTCTTATAGGCTCGTATTCTTCCCAATATTGGTCTGCGTTCAAAGTCAAACATTGGATACCACAAACAACAAAGAGGCATTTTTCATCAGCTATAGGATACATCATAAATTCTTCGCTTAATTGTCCTTGACCACTTCCTTTATCCCAAGTAATTAAGTTTCTAAAAGTTATTTTATTTTCTTTAGCCATAGGCTTTAATATATTGCTATATATATCCATAAGAGGCTCATCAATACCCCAGCAATACCACGAGCCATTATCTTTTAAGGCTGAAAAAGTTAAAGGTATCCATTGTCTATTAAATTCTAATAAATCATCATAATTAAGATTATCATTAAGTACTCCATCCTTTTCTTTTTTCATCCCATAAGGAGGGTCTGTAAATACCATATCAGCTTTTACTCCGTCCATAAGCTTATCTATAACATTAACATCCGTACTATCTCCACATATAAGCCTATGTCTACCGAGCTTATATATATCTCCCAGCTTAGCTTTAGGCTCTACTGGAGGCTCTGGTATTTCGTCCTCCTCTATCTCTGTTATATCCTCATCTATGTTAATCTCAAAATCTTCAAATCCAAAATCAGTCATATCTAGGCTTATGCTTTCAAGCTCCATTTTAAGTAGCTCCTCATCCCACTCAGCTATATCACTAAGCTTATTATCAGCTAATATATAAGCTCTTTTTTGCTCATCCGTTAAGTTGCTTATACGTCTATAAGGTATCTCAGTTAGTCCTACTCGCTCTGCTGCAAGTGTACGTCCGTGTCCTACTAATATAGTATTGTTTTCGTCTATAATTACTGGAGTTATAAAACCAAACTCTCTGATACTATTAGCTATCTTATCTAGCTGCTCCTCTGGATGTAGCCTAGCATTATTCTCATAAGGTTTTATATCTGATATAGCTATATATGGATATTCTTTATTATCTTGCATATTATCCTCCTATTTTCCAAAAAAACATATGTATTAACATTAGTGTAACTAATGG